ATTCCAGGTTGAAACCCTATTTTTTGTAGCATATAAAATTCCTGTTTATTAGGTATTATAGCAAATTGTGTGTGATTTCAATATGTTTAAAGCAAGGGGAATCTGTGGTGGATCATCCCCTCGCAAGCCTAACGTATAGACTATTTTTTAGATTTTGTCAACTTAACACCTTTAAACCACGCAGGTAATCCTAATAAAGGTCTTTTGTCTAAATAATTTTCTTTTGCTGTTTTAGAATTAGCTCTGTTGTAATGTAAAAATACTTGTCCACAATCTTTACCTTTAAACTCTTCTCTCCAATGTTCAAGGTCACAGCCAGAGTATATTAACATATCACCTGGATTAAGATTTACTTTAATACCTGCTTGACCTTTTTTACCTGTTGGATCTAAATATATTGGCCAATCATCACCGCCTAAATTTAATGTAGTTGATATCTCACAAGAATATCTATCCTTATGTCTGTGTAACACATCTCCTTTTTTATAAATTCTAGCATAAGAATACGTTTCACTTAATTTTAATCCTGTATGTTTTTCCATTACAGGTTTTACTTCTTGTAGCAAAGTTTCCATCGCAACATCAGCATAGTGTGAGTAAGTATTTGGAACTTGTTCATCAGACCATATACCCCAGTAGTCTGTAAAAGGTGAAATATATCTTTGATCAAATAAAAATCTAGCAACTTTTCTTTTATTAGAAAAATATTTGTAAACAAAATCTGCTAGCTCTGGTGAGATAGCTTTTTTTAAAACTGTGTATTTATTTTTTTTGAACGACATTTAACACTCCTTTTGGTATTGCTTGACAGTTCCAGTGTATAAACCTAAATGGTTCATAACCCATATCAACAGAATATAGATGTGGCATATACGATGGAAAAAAAATCATTCTGCCTGGTTTAACATTATAATGAAATTGTGAACTTGCTAAAGACAATTTTGATTTATCTTTTTCAGGTAAAAGATTCATTACATTACCTGGACGAGGATCTTCAAATACTGGCATAGATGTTTTTTCACTAGCTTTTAAAAAATAAAAACCAGACATATGTCCATTCCAATGTGTATGTAAAGTGTGATGACCAGCACCTTTTTTAGCAAACTCTTGCACCCACATTTCTGTAATAAACACTTGATAGTTTGTTAAATCAAACCCCATTTCATTTAATAAATTAGAGGACGTACTTCCAATATAATCTTGTAATTGTTTAAACTTAGGATCACCAATTAAAGATGTTGAGTGAAATACATTACCCATATCACCTTTGTCACCAAACTTTTTGTTTCTTTTGTCTATATCTTTTTTTAATCTTTTTTGTGCATCTTTTATATACTTGTCAGATGCTTTATTTAATTTATTTACAAATTTTGATTCATCAGCCCACCACACAGGACTAGGAAAATAATTTTCTAAATTTAATTTTTTTGGAAAACTCATTTAAACGGCCATCCTAAATTCCATATAACTAAACTATACCTTGATCCTTTTTTTATTGGACATACTCTATGCCATACAAATGAAGGAAATACAACTAAAGATCCTTTAGGTAATATTTCTTTACATTTTACAACATTTCTTTTTTTATCAGGATCTAAATTTCTAAAATCAAATTCAAGTTCTCCACCTTTGTAATCTTTTGGATCTGATAAAGTAACGGTTACAGATAATTTTCTAATCTTACCATGTGTTGGATCATTTGCATGTTCTCTAATGTAAGGTTTATCCCAACTATCACAATGCCAATCATAAAATTGTCCTTTTTCATATTTTGTAAATTGACAAGATTCACTAAAGTCCCAATTAAAATTCCAACCTGCACTTGCATTTGCTTGATGCACATAAGGTTGTATTTCTTTATACACCCATCTATCATTCATCCAAACAATGTTAGAATCTCTTTTCTTTTTTAAATCTTTTACTTGTGATTGATTTAATTTTTTATCACCTAAGCCACCTGTTACTGCCATTTGGTCAGAAATAGATTTTCCATATTTAACTATTTCATCACAAATTCTAGCAGGAACTGCTGATTGAAAATACCAATAATAATTTGTTAAGTTCATATGTCTTTATATAAAATTATATATCTTAAATAAAAATTAAAGTAAAGAAAATTACTTGTATTTATATCTTATAATAACAACACCAGATCCACCTGCACCGCCTGGTGTTTGACCAGGTGATCCTTTTCCTCCACCACCTCCACCACCAGTATTTGCAGTACCAGCTTGTGCTGCAGTAGAAGAATTTGAACCTGCTCCACCACCACCATCTCCACCAGGTTTTACTGTACTAGAATCATTAACACCACCACCTCCACCACCTGATCTTGTTACAGCTGATGCATTTATTGAACTTGCTACACCATCTCCACCTTCTCCTTGAGCATCTGTACCACCAGCTTCAGCGGCACCTCCACCACCTCCTGCTGGATAAATTGGTGAAGAATTTATTCCAGCCTCACCTGCGTTTCCTTGAGGCGGACTAGTAGGAGGAGTATTACCTGCAGATCCAGGGTGTTCGTGACCTCCACCACCACCAGATCCTCCAGTTGATCCAGCATTTCTTAAACCTCCTTTACCACCACCAGCAGATGTTATAGTTGAGAATACAGAGTTTGCTCCAGCAGTACATTTTGCACCACCAGCACCTACCGTTATTGCATAATCTGTAAATGCATCTACGGATAAAGCTGAACATGGAGTTGCAGCTAATGGACTAGCACTATATGGGTCTGGTGAATGTTTTCCTTCTCTATATCCTCCAGCTCCACCTCCACCACCGATACCATCACTACCACAACCACCACCTCCACCACCACCTGCGGCTACTACATATGAAACTTTATTATTACCTGGCGTTGGTGCTGAACATATGGCTAAAGTACCTGAAGATGTAAACGTATGAATTCTATAATCTCCTGACTCTGTTATTGTACCACCAGAGGCACAAATAAAACTAGGTACAACTCCTACCCACGCTTGTTGAGTTTGAAGTTGAAATTGACTTTGCATTGACCACACACCACTTGCTTTATTTAATTCTTTTATTGCAATAAAACCAGATCCACCTGCATAAGATGTTCCGCAAGAATATTTTCCACCACCTCCACCACCAGTGTTAGCTGTTCCAGCAGATCCTGCTTGAACAGGAGATTGTCTTGCTCCATCTCCTCCACCACCTGATCCACCAGATCCTTTTGTATTTTGATAAATAGCTCCACCACCGCCACCAGCTCTTGTAACAGAACAACCTGTAATTGAACTTGCTAAACCTGCACCACCATTACCAGCGCTAGATGTTCCTGAACCATTAGCTCCAACGGCTCCAGCTCCGCCACCTCCACCACCACCATTTGATCCACCGGGTGCACTAGCATTTCCACCATTATAACCTTGATTAGCTGTTCCGCAACCAACACCTTGAGGATAACTTCCTCCTCCACCAGCTCCACCAGATCCACCATCAGTCGCCGCTCTTCCAGGAGTTCCTGGAGTACCTCCACCACCTCCACCACCACCTGTAGATGTAATTGTAGTCATTCCTCCACCAGAAAGAGATGAGTCAGTTCCTTGATTTCCAGCAGCATTACCAGTTGTTGTCGTTGCAGCACCACCACCAATTGTTGCAGTTAAAGTTGCACCAGCAGATATTGTTGCACTTGATTCGTTGGATGCTCCACCTCCAGATGTTTCACCAGAAATAGAATTTCTATAACCACCAGCTCCACCTCCGCCAGCACCACCAGCTAAACCGCCACCACCACCACCAGCAATAACAAGATAATCTATAAGTGTTGTTCCTGATCGTGTAGCAATTGAACCTGAAGATGTTTTAGATGTAACTTTACATTTTCCAAACGAAGTTTTATTCGTTTTTCCAATTAGTCCACCATTTGCTGTACCGCCGCCTCTAGGCATTTAGTGTCCTCCTATTCGGACACCCAAGCTGTGCCATTCCAATTATATTTGGTAGGTGTTTCCGATTCGTCGTTTGATTTAGTTGCTTCCCAACCTTTAGTGTTGTCAGCGTTATATTTTGTTTCGTTCCAAGATATTAAATAATAAACATCACCTTCTTGTGTAACTGTTGGATAAGTTATTGGTGCTTGCCAATCATCATTGTCATCTAATGACCATGAAGCGTGAGGTTGTTGTCCTAAAAATTTATCTTTTACAGGATCATAGACCATTCCGATTCCTGCATATTGTTTTCTAAAATTATGATTGTAAGAAGTTTGTTTCCAAATCCCACCTTTAAAAAAATTAATACACCATGTTTCTCCATCTTGGTGCATATCATTTTCTCCTAGTGGTCCTGCAGCTGTATCAATATCATTGCCCACAACCACTACTCTTTCAACAACTTGATGTGTATCTGTAGTAAAACCTGTTGGATCTACTTTTGTTTTTAATTCTGCAAAATGTGCCATTTTATACTCCTTAAAGTTTTTATTTATAATTTATTTTTAACTAACAGTCAATGTCCCAGATACTGTAAATGTAGCTAATTTATCTCCACCTGGGTGAGTCGATGTTGAGTTTGTTCCTGGAGATACTGCAAGTGTTCTATCACTTGGAGCTCTTATTATAACTACTCCTGATCCACCATTTGAACCAGCAGAAGGAGGAGAAGCATAAGAACCTCCAGCACCACCACCAGTATTAGCTGTTCCAGCTTGTGGCGCTGTGCATGATGGTCCTTGAGGACCTCTTCCACCTTGTCCACCACCACCTGCTCCACCTGCTCCACTTGTATTTGTATTATTATTTGCACCACCTCCACCACCAGCGTATGAAGAATCTGGACCTAAAATAGTATTAGGTGCACCAGCACCTCCAGCTCCAGCTCCTCCACCACCTGTGCTTCCATTACCACCTGCAGCAGTTGCTCCACCACCTCCACCTGATGCTGTACCTCCAGAAGAGTGTCCACCAGAACCACCATTATTACCTTGTGGTGGATCTACAGGAGGTGTATTTCCTGAACCACCAGAACCCACTCCAGTAGCAACACCTGGGCCTCCACCACCACCTGATCCTCCATTACCTTCTGTTTGTCCACCACCAGTGGATGTAATTTTTACTGGCGCTGATCCACAAGCATTGAATATTGAATTACTTCCTGCTGCTCCTTTACATGGATGTGAACCAGATGATCCACCTGTTCCACCGCCACCAATAGTAACAACATAACTTTCACCACCTTCTAAATTTGAAAAAGGTAATGCACTTCCTTGTAAAGGTGAAGGTCCATAACCAGAGGCCCTATATCCACCAGCTCCACCACCACCTGATGCATATCCACATTTAGCTGATCCACTACCACCACCTCCAGCTACTACTAAATAATCTAAACTATAACTAATTAAAACTTTAGGCCATGTTCCATTGTTAAGTTGATCTAGTTGTTCTTGCATTGACCAAACTCCAGATGCTTTATCTAATTCTTTTATTACTACTACTCCTGATCCACCAGCTCCACCACCACTAGGTGCAGGGTCATATTCTGCTCCACCACCGCCACCACCTGTATTAGCAGTTCCAGCACCAGCTGATCCAGGTCCTTTTCCAGCTCCGCCACCACCAGGTCCAGCAGCTCCACCAGTTCCACCACCAACAGCAGGAACGTTTGCGCCACCACCGCCACCACCAGCTATTACACCACAAACTCCAACACCAGTTCCAAAATTTGGTGAAATATCAGATCCGTTACCACCAGCACCACCATCACCACCACTTCCTGTTTGAGTACCATTTGCGCCAACGCCACCAGCTCCACCACCGCCACCACCAGCTTGATAAAAAGATGAAGGTGTATTACCACCATTATTTCCTTGAGGAGGACTTGTTGGAGGTGTGTTACCACTTCCACCTGAGCTAGCACCACCTGGACTACAAGCAGCTCCTCCACCACCTGAACCACCATCTAAACCATTTTGTTGTGGACTAGGACTTCTAATACCTCCTGCACCACCACCTGCAGATGTATAAGTTGTTCCACCAGCTACTAAAGAGGAGTCAACTCCACTATTAGCATTAGCTGCTCCACCTGCTCCAATTGTTGCAGGAACAGAACCACATACACTTAAATTTGAAAATTGTCTTAAACCACCAGCTCCACCACCGCCACTAGAACCTCCACCACCACCAGCTACGACAGCAGCATCAATTATTTTAGTTCCTGGTTGTAATGATATACATCCTGATGATGTTTTAGATGTAATTGTATTTTTACCAAAAGAAGTTACGTTAGTTGGTCCTATAATTCCGCCATTAGCCATAGCTTATAAAACCTCCTATGCGTCGTCTATCGATTCATATGATATGAATAGTTCTAAATCAGATGCAGCGTTCGCTCCACCTTTAAGAACATCTGCTTCCATTAAATATATTGGTGTATCTAACAAAACCAGTGTTGCATCAGCGGGTACTGAAACTGTTTTTGCAATGTGAAAAGTTCCAGACGTGTCAAAGTTTGCAACACCATCTGGAGTAAAATTTGCTTTTGTAACTGAAAGAGTTACGTCAGCTGCATTTGTTCCATCGACATTTGCAACTGTAATTCTATTTACTTTAACAATTTTATCAGATGATACAGTCATTAAAGTTGTAGTTGTAGTAGCGGATAAAGCGAATCCTACCGATTCACCTTTAATACTAGTTACTGATACTATATTTGGATTCGCCATAATTTACTCCTTTTAACCGAAAACGATCGCCATTGCAATAGCTTTTCCTGTTGTTGCTGGTGAAGAATCAAAGGTTAGTGTACCAACTCCAGTGGTTCCTGACCCAGAAACACTATCTACCTTTAAAAATGTGCCTGCCGTTATATTTCCAATAGGAAATTTTATTTCATAAGACTGTGATGCACTGTGAGGGGGTGAGGTCAGCTTAATCCCATGCGAATTGGACTCACAGTTAAGCTGAATTGAGCCTGGATTTGTTGCACCTAAAACTTCTACATTACCCGTTCCTTTAGGTCCAACTTTTAAACTTATATTAGAGTCACCACCAGTTGCTTGAATAGAGGGTGAACCACTAGTCGCAGCATTTGTTACATCTATTTGGTTTACTGCTGAACTAGTTGTTTGAAATACTATTTGTTCGTTTCCATTCTCATCGTTAATTCCATGTGCATCATCAAATGCAATATTAAAACTATTAGTGTCTAAGTCACCACCTAATTGTGGTGATGTATCTTCTACAATATTTGAAAGACCTAAAGCTATTTCTTTTATAATAGGGTTAGTGCCATCACTTGCACTTGCAAATACTACTTTATCTCCTTTGTCTGTTGCAGAAAAAGTAACACTTGCTCCTGACCCTGAAGCATATTTAAATTGTACTGTGTAAGCACCTGATGTTGAATTTCTTAAAAAATAAAATGTTTGAACATCTAAAGGTATTGTTACAATTTGATTTCCTGTAATAGTTCCTGTGAACTCAATCATTCTGTGACCTGCTACATCACCAGTTCCGTCATCAGTAATAGCTAGAGTTGTAGTTTGTGCTCCACCCGCAATTGATTTTTCTGTAAACCCACCAGATATTTGTTCAATGAGTTGTAAATTTACGTTTGTTTTATTTCCCCAAGTACCAGCGTTTTCACCAGTTGCTTGAAGTTCTACACCTAAAGGTGTGTATGTTGATGCCATAAATTATCTCCTATGCAGCGTCACTATAACTTGTATTTGATCCAGTTGCAACATCCGAATATGTATCATTCGAACCTGTCGAAACATTACTATATGATATGTTTGAACCAGTGTCAACATCACCATAAGCAAAGATGTTAACTGTCCCTATATTAAATGTAGCAGATTGACCTGTTAATCCAACTTGCATATCTGCTAAAGAAATTGATCCTACACTAGCACTAAATGATTGACCAGTTAATCCTAGACCTTCTTCTATTGTTAAAGACCCAACAGACGCTGTAGCAGACTGGCCTGTTGGTTGAGCCACGGCTCCACCTAGACCCACAATTGAACCTAAATTAAATTCAGCCGATACACCTGATATTAATACAGTATCATTTGGTATTGTAACTGTTCCTAAACTAGATGTTATTGATTGACCTGTTAACTGTGCTTCTTGTGAAGATATACCTTGTGCTGTACCTAGCGATGCTGACATAGACACACCAGAAACTAATACAGTTTGATTTGGTGCTTTTGCTGTTCCTTGTGATACAGTTATTGATTGACCTGTAACACCGATCGTCATATCGTTTGGTGTTATTGCACCAACAGAGGCTGTTATAGCACTTGATGTTAGACCTTGTGTTTGATCTCTTGGTGTTATTGAACCAACAGATCCTGAAAAAGATACACCTTCTATATTTACAGGTACAAATGCTTCTCCTTGTGAAGATGTTATTGATTGACCAGTTAATGAAAGAACAACATCTGGAACATCAACTGTTCCTAAACTTGATGTAATTGATAGACCTGTTAAAGAAATTGTTTGATCAGAAAGATCGCCCCATCCACCTTGACCACTCCAAGACTGAGCACCCCAACCAGTTTTTAAAGTTGTAGCTTCGTTCCAATTAGCCTGATCCCAGGTTAACCGGCCCCATCCTGAAGTCACCGACATGGTTGACCTCCTACGCTAATCTGATTATCGCGTTACTTGCGTCTGCTGTTGGAAACTCTATTTTAAAAGTTCCGTTACTTGCTGTCTTGTCACCACCAAAAGCAATAATAGCAACGGCATCGGTTGTGCTTGAACCACCATTTGTTGTTGTATTATAAATCATTGCACCATTTGCAGTAAAAGAAGCAGAAGAATAAGTTACATCTGAAAAATCTGTAAACGCTGTTGTACTAGATAGTGAGACACCTGAGTTTGTAAGAGTCGCTCCACCTGCAGAGTATGCAGATCCTGATGTATTTGAAATTTCATTTGATGTTGAGTAGTCAGTTGTAGCTGCACCTAATGATGCAGAACTTGTAAAAAGGGCAATCTTAAAAGTGT